CGGATGGTGCAATACCTTCCGAAACAACGAAACGACCAGCACCTGTTTTGGTACCTACTTTACGAAATTTTGCTAATGACATTTAATATCTCCTTATTTGTATATATTTGTTTTAAAGTTTGCGACGGCCCATGAGAGTATCAACAAACAGTTCTTCAACTGTATTCACTTTTTCTTCCGGTGCAGTTGACACTTCTTCTTCGTCTTCAACAATAACATTGTTTTCTTTTTCAGAAACAATGCAACCATCTATTACGGATTCAACATTTAGCTTTTGAATATTCTTCTTAGCTACTGGGAGCTTAGCTAAATCCCTAAGGGAATCAGCCAAAGAACCTGCCGAACGAGTTGCATGATCTTGGATCAAGTTTTCTCTTTCTTCAATTGGTTCTACTCCTAATGAAATTTTAGTATCAACTACTCTTTCAGCTAAAGTGCGATGTAGCGCCTCTCTGAGCTTTGCATTTTCTTGTTGAAGCACTTGAAGTTTATCGTCATTGTCATTTTGCTCATCAGCATGAGTACTGCCTGTGAGCTCTGAGTTTGACTCTTCTTGTGTTTCGTTTTCTGGGGAGGACTCGGCGTTTTCAGAATTAACCACTTCTTCTTCTTTGCCTTGTTCTTCTGTTTCCACTTTTTCTCCTTCAGATTCTTTTTCCTCACTAGGAGACTGCTCTGCATTTTCTGCAGCTGGCGCCTCAACCAATGATTCATCTTCTTGTGCTTTCTTTAGCTTTTCAATCTTCGAAGAAAGAACATCTACTACAGATTGTTCACCAGCTTCTTTTGCCTCTTGAAGAGCATCTGATAACACAGATATAAGATCTACATTTTTTGATTCTACATTTACAGAAGCTTCTTCTTGTGAAGAAATTTCTTCTGATTCTTCTTTTGGTGCCGTACCACATGGTGCTGTAGCAATTGCTGACAGGTCCTGGCTTAGATTTTCGACAGTAGCCAAAACATCATCACCTTTAACGATTTCGTCCATTTCAACATTCTCCTCGTCAATTATATTCTTTTCTGATAGTAACGCAGTATTATCAGCCTTTGCAGTTTCACTTTCTTGAAAGGCCAAAGCCGTAAGAAAAGCTCCTTTAACATGAAGATAAAGTGGTCTAGACTCTTTTTTCTTCATACCCTTTAAAATAGACTCATTTTCTTCCACAGTGGTTATATCTTCTTTATCCATATGTAAGATAAAGGCTGTGCTTTTTGCTGTCCAATTTTCTGAATCAGTAACAACAGTTGATCCATCAATAGCTTTAGAAGCTCTTACACTAGACCTTTGATCCGCTGGTTGGTTAACAAATGAGTATTCTTTAAAGGAAATGTCTTGCATATCAACGAAAGCAAGTTTACCCTTATAAACTTGACCACGCTTAAATTTAGCTGTCTTTGGTCTACCGTCTGCTGATTCAGCAGCTAGGTCTTCACCAGAAATTGAGCAGACCGCTTTGCCGGCTCTTCCGCCAACTGATCCAGTCAAGTATCTCTTATCTGAGATCTTCTGAGCAGCCAATGGATCTGTGATTGCTACCTGCAGTCTTACGTATGGTGCACCGTCTTGCTCTTTGTCCATCTTAGCAGCAATGATTCTACCAATTGGTTCAGAGTTTAAATCGTGATTTAAAATAATAGGCTTAGGGTATGGCTCAACCCATGATTGGAGAGCCTTTTCTAATTCTGCTGCTGAGTAATTATTATAGTTAGCAGTTAGTCCGTTCGTGTATGGCAGCCACCTCTATAATGAGACCGTGGTTCTTACTGAATGATTCGGAAAAATCATTTTCCAATCCTGATAGGTCAGGAAGTTGAAGTGTAAAACTTTCAACAAAATCAAATGCCATTTTAACGCTCCGTTTATTTTAATGTATTATCAATAGTAAATTAACTTTTATAAGATTAAACAATCTTATATAAAGATATCATACTTTTATGCTGTTGCAAAAAAATTACCTCTAGAATCTCCATTTGAGATAAAATCTTGCATCATTCGCTTATGCATTATGTGTGGAGCATAAAGGTAAGATGCTGAATAAAGTTTATAACCCATTTTTGCTGCGTTTCCAGACCAGCCTAAATCTTCACCCTGCGTATGGAGTGAATAGTCAACATTCTTATATACATCTCTTGACATCATTTTTGCTGCCATAATAACATCTGACTGAAAATACTCACCAAGTGGATATTGCTCTTTACGATAAGCTTGACCACCAGGCTCTTTTATCCAATTCATTACACTTGGATACATTGTATTTGTTGGAGTCATAAACATTAATGGACTTACTGCATCTGCACCAGAGTTTACGTGTGCAATTAATAATTGAATCGTATTTTCATTAGTTAATAGTATGTCAGAATCTAAACTAAAAAAATAGTTTGGATTAATATCTCTGACTTTTGACAAAAGAGAATTTCTTAGATTAACCATATTTTGATACTTAGATATACTCCAAGTTCTTGTTCCTTCGTCGTGAGAGAAGTGAGGAGTATCTTGTTTTATATCTAAAATAAATTCTGGTATATCTGGTCTTGCGTTTCTATACTTAACTAACATCTCTATAGTTTTTTCATCATCTGGAGATGCTTCAAATACAAAAGCAGTTTTTGAAAAATCAATATTTTGATTTTCTATGCAAGAGATCCAATAAGGAAATATCCAATCTCTTTCATAGATTGGACAACCAATCACTAGTTCAATCATAAACTACTCTGAAATAGATTTTGTTGTTTCTTTTACACTTTTCTTAGCAGGTGCGCTAGTTCCTACAGTTGTTGATTCAATCTTCTCTTCTTTGATTTCAACAGCATTAACGTTAACTGCTGGTGTCACTGGCACCACTTCTTCTGCAGTCTCTTCTTCAGGTTCTGAAGTAAGAAACTCAACTATGGAATCAATAACATCCACTAAAGCTTCAAGAGCTAATCTAGTTTGACCATTGCTAACTGCTTTTCTAAATACTAAAAGAGCATCTGCTTCTGTGTTGTCACTACTTGTAATTTTATCATTTACATTAAACATCATTCTTATCCTTTTCAACGTCTGACTCTATAACAGTATACTCGCTATCCAACAGAGATTCAATTACTGATAGAAAATTATTGTCATATCTTTTAATGTCTGGAGAAGTTTTTCTTCCATTTTGATTCATTGGTCTCATAGCGTTACCAACGCCTCTTCTATTGTTTGGCGTATTTTTCTGCCCTGGACCAGCGGATTTTTGACCATCAGATGTTTTTGGTTCAGGTGCTTTACCTGTCCCTTGTGCCTTAGCTTGAGCTTGGGCAGTTGCTTTAGTTGCGTCAACTTGAATATCGCTTTGTATTGATGCGTGCGTCTTATTCATGTCAATATCGGAATCATATCCTAATTCTATGCGAGCTTCATCTAATGTAATTAGATTAGACACATATTTTTGAATGACGTGATTTTCTTTTTTAACTTGTGTATCAACATCTATTTCCTTGAACTTAAAGTAACATCTATCCGAGTCTCCAGTTTCCATTGGATTTGAGATTGGATCAAAGCCACCTTCAAACAATAGTTCATTAAATATATTTAGTCTTACCATCTCTGAAAACAACTTCTGCATCTGCTTAATTCTGTCATATAATGCGACGTCTAATCTTTCAGTAACAGATCTGTTACCACCATTCATTGACATTCCAAGGTGATGCGGCGCAACGCCTAATCCAATTGCAACACGTTCTTTAAAGTGATTTAGGTATTGACTTGCGTCAAGAGCAGATCCTTGTGATCCGATAACTTCAACATCGTGTCTAAACGGAAGGATCAATCCACCTTCAGCTCTTAGATTTTCTATTTCTATAGCTGCTTGTTCAATCTCTTCTGGCTCAGCTGGTTGTTCTGCGGTTCCAATCTTATACTTGTAAAGTGGAAATAATTCTCTGTGAACAAGATTCTGAATATCTTCTTCAATTTGACGAAGTGCAATAACGTCATCTAATACATTGATCAAAAATGGAGTACCAAATGCTCTACCAGTTTTTCTATCAAAGTGAAGATGGATTACTTTTTCTGCAGTCCAAACTGGATTTCCTTCAAGCGGCATATAAGTAAGAGGATCTGTCTCTTGTCTATATGATTTAGGTCTGTTGTGCTTATCTCTAAATATTCTTACCTGTTCAGTAGGAATTAGATAATAACCTATTACTGGAAGATCTCCAGTCATAGGTGCTAATTTATCTGGAAAATATTCATTTAAATCGCCTCTTGCTTTAACAATAAAAGCATTAGAAAATTTAAAGAGTTGATCTGAGACTTCAATTAAGAAATCAACAAATGGTCTCTTCATTGCTATTTCCATGAAATCTATTCTTTGGTGAAGATAAGAAATAGCTTCTGGGTTTTCAGAAACTATTTCCCAACCCTCTTTCCAGAAAAGATCTTTATATTTAGACATAGCCTGCTTGACATAAGAGTCTGTATCGACAGCCTGCATTAACCTCTCAAAATCGTATGCTGGTCTTTCGAAGGTAGCTCTATTGTTGAAGTAATAGTTGGTACCCTGAAAGCCAAGAGCAAGTGATGCTATTTTCATAGCTTTAGACAGACCCTTTACTTGTTCTGGTGCTAAAGCCTTGTCAGAAAAAGTAAGATCTTTGTCTACTGTTTGAAATGGTAGGTAATCCCTAATTGCCATGGTACGTCCTTATTTAAGCCTATATCTAATAGTAGACTCAATTTGTCTAGGCTGTAATTTATTGTTTTTCTAAAATTCCTGCGGCTTCAAAGGTCTTCTTGATAATAAGATCTTTTACAGCCTCAAGCCAGAAAACTGTTTCAGCTTCTGTAAAGTCGCTCTTGTAAGACAGGTTCTTGTCACTGATCTTAATTTCAACTACAAATTCTGTTTTTACTTCTACTTCTGGTGTATCACTCATTTTACATTTGTCCTTTTAATCTTTGAATAATAATTGATTGTTGTTTAATTGTTGCTTCTTTTATAACTAAATCAGTCATTAAGCTACTAAGTTTTTCTTGAAAAACAGCTATAACTAAATTAACATCTAAATTAGAATCATTAATATCTGATTGAGAAGTTTCCATTATACCAGTTTCCTGTTGTTCTTGCTTGCTTATTCTAGACATTTTACCATTATATCATTGACTAAGTCTAGACTCAAGTTCATTAACTTTTGCAGACAGCTCTTGAATAGCTTTAACTAAAATAGGAATTACTTCAATGGTATTCCACATAGCTGGCTTCCAAGCATTTATATCAAAAATACCACCTTCTTGATCCCAAGGTAGTTCGTGTGATGGTGGTTGAAAAGTCACCAGTTCGGGTTGTGCTTCAAGAACTTCTTCCACTATAAAACCATAAGATCTATTTAAACTCATAAGATCTTTAGCTTGATCGGTCCATGGTTCATTTGTTACTGGATCTATTTCTCCCATTTTCCAGCTAAAAATTCTTGGTCTTAAATTATTAATTATAGAAAGACCATTTGGCATGTCTTGTATATTTTCTTTAAACTCTCTCAAAGAAGTAAATCTAACTATTCTTTCAACACCTTGTCCACCAAGTGATTGAGCATAAAGTGGTCCGACTCCACCACCCGCTGTTGGAAAACTGCCGTCGGCTCTATAGGAATAACCGTTTTCTACCGTGACGTTTAAGCAGTCGATTGTTGTACCAGATATTGCGCCACCGCTAATTGTGCCCAATGATGATAGCGATATAGTTGCAGTAATAGTTCCACCAGAAATTTTGTCAGCGTCTAGTGTTCCAGTGGTAATTTTTCCACCATTAATATTAGTTACGCTATCGCCTATTCTTGCTTCTAGTGTTCCGGGGCCTATTTTAGTTAAGGCTTCTGCGTAAGCATCATCTGCGGTTGATTGAGCAGATATTGCAATTCCTTGAGCACTGATCGCAGTACTGTAAGCTATATCTGCATCCGACTGTGCTTCATTAATAAGCGTAAGAGTGTTGCCTCCGGTAATGTTGACATTACCGCTTACCGTAAGTGTTGATCCATCCCAGGTTAATTTATTACCTAAAGAAAATTGACTATTGCTATCAACATAAAATGGAGTATTAGTATTACTGTAAACGCCTGTTCCAAGAAAAATCTTTGAGTTACTTGACATAACCGTATTGCCAGTTAATGTTAAACTTTTAGTTGTTATTGTATTAGCTGTAACATCACCTTCTTTTAAAACTTTAAATGGTGCGTTCACCAAAGTTCCAGAACCAGACCATAAATCTCCAGAACTATTTACGTGGAATGATCCAGAGTCAAATCCTCCAATATCAATGCTTCCAGCAACTGTGGCATCATAAAAGTATGCTCTACCGCTACCATTTATTAACCACCCTGTTGTGGCGTTTGCATAACTTCCTCCACCAACATCAACTCCATTAAAGGTAGATGACTTGATTATAGATGTTGCGCCAGCCATTGTAATAGTGTGTGCACCAATTGTTCCAGCTGTGATCTTAGACGCAGTTAGATCTACAATGTGTGCAGAATCTATAAGCGTTGTAGCGGTAGATGCCACAATTGGTGTCCATGCAGATTTGTTACTAGATGTATCTATAGATTGCACTCTAGCAAAGTAAAGCTTTTCTGTTGTAACGACAGTTGTGACTCCAGTGTTCGCATTTACCTGATTTGTTGTTTCGGAGTTTTGTGGAACATCAACAGCTATAACATTTGATGCAGAAAAACCAGAAAGATATGGAGTTGATCCGCTGATGATTACATACGTAGATCCGCTTTGAGCAATGTCTTCAGGAAGGTAAACTTCATAGTTGTATCCTCTTAAGTCTGATTCATTAGAAGGATTAAAGCTAATCATTATAGATTTATAGTTTCCAACTATTGTTAAATCACCAAGCTCTGCAGGCTGAGTAAGGTCAGCTGGAACAGTGAATCTTACAGCTGAAGCCGGATCTAGAAGGACGTTTAATTCCACATCTTTTGGTTTAACTGTTAAAAGATATTGTTTTCCAGGTTTTAAATTTTGTATAGTTTTTTTAATAGTAGCCATTATCTTAATCCTCCTATTGACTTAAAGGTCAAATCTGGATTTATTTCTTGATCATCTAAGGAAAAATAAAAGTTTTTTAAGAAACTTATTTTACTTATATATATTTGATTATTAGCCGATAAAATATTTTTATCTGATAAAGTTTCAATCTCTAAACTGTAGTCAAGATATTCTAAATCATTTTTTTGAAAAATTATTGATTCTTTTTCTTCAGTTGAATAACAGTCAATTTCATACCAGTCCAAAACTATATTCTCAGTTTCTGCTGAAGATTCATATTTTGTAGTTATTCTAACTTTACATTTACCATATCCTGGACCAACTGCACCAGTTATTTTAATGTTTGGCCCACTAAAAGTTCCAACTATCTTAGATCCAATTTTTTTTGATAGATTGTTAATCCAATCTGTTCCATCGTTAAAGTATGCCAATCTATAATATCCAATAGAGTTTTTATTAATCTCAGTGTCGTACAAATCAATACTCGGTGGAGTTGCGCTATAGTAAGGACTGTAGCCTGGACTTGCTTCAAGTGAATTAATAACAGTATTTGGATATTCTACGTATTCATAAGATGTTACTGAATTTGATGTAACTGGAGTTGCGTGAATATATTTTGCATAGTCTGATCCATAGTAAACGCTATAGGTTCCATCTGGAAGACTATTTGCTTCGTGATTCTTTGCGGCCTTAAAATACATTATACCGTCAACAATTCTAGTAACCACAGGAGTCGAAGCTTCTAATGTTGAGACATTGGAATTTTCATAAACAACTAAATATGAATGATCTTGTTCTACTTTAAGTAGACTAGTATTATAAACATAGTTTAATTCATTATTTCCAATGTCTGCAAATAGCCAATCATTAGCAGTTATATAGTCCTTTAATTGATCTATTACTATTCCGTCTTTTTAAAGGTGGAATGTTATAAACCTTTTGTTGAGGACTTGCAAGATTACTTGTATTGTCTAAATATTTAAACCAGCTCATGTCATAACTCTATGTATAGTATTTCAAAATCGTATTTGTCCTTAAATTCATCCGGTATATCAATACTGATATTGACGTCTGCAACCGGGACTCCGCCTATTAGTATATCAGGTGTAATAGAATCAATCTTGATAACAACTTCTTTTGAAGCTGAATTTATTTGCTGTAAATTAATTTCATTTCTTACCGACTCATAATCTATATCTATGGATCTTATTCTCTTAGATCCATCTGAGCCAGAATGAGAATGTTCGCCTATCTGCACTCCGTCTATCTTTGCAGCATTTTCTACTGTTATATCTCCAACTATTACTCCGCCAGACTTCATTAGATACTGAGGATGACTATCTTCACTTAGGTCATCCAATAAAGAATGACTAGATTTTAGTGAGTTAATTTGAGACTCATCTACGAATAAACCAGAAAGCAAAGATGCATAATTTGAATCTGTTTCCGTAGTAACAATTCTTTCTCTATTTACGGCTTTTGCAGACAGCTGAGATATAAAGCTTGTATATTTTCTTCTTTGAACTATAGATTGATATAAAGAGTCTATCTTTGCAGAGGTATTATTTCTTCTCTCTAACAAGTCAGTTAAAATTGATTTAAAGTTACCCTCTGCGGCTAAAAGCGCTATTGCTGCTTCTTCTGATAAGCTAGGTAATTCTGTTTTCATATTTGTAGTTCTTATATCTAAAGCAAAATCGGCAACAACTTTTGTTTTAAATCTTAATGATGGACTTAAAAATTTATTATAAAAAACATTGCAGTTAGTTACCAAATCTTTATGAAGGGTATCTAACTGACTATCTATCATATTTGTTAAAGAGTTTACTTTGATAGAAAAAAATGCTTGAAATTGAGCGGCTTGCTTTTTAGTTGTTTTATCCACTTCGGTTTCTGGCAAACCTGTTGGGGATGATTTGATTGATTGGGCAAAGAGTTCCTTATAGTGGATTGCCATTTTGAGCCAGTATAAGTAGTACGACGCGACTTGCTGTTGTGAGTCATCTTCATAGTTATCTCCAAAATCTGCACCTAATGAACTTATGATGCAATTAGTTTCGTTTACTAAGTACTTAATAATTTCTCTAAAATCGTAGATGTGACCAAATGTAGTATTTGATATTAAGTTATCATATTCTTTTACAAATTTTCTGTAACCTCTTGTCTGAACTCCTTCCGCATAAAGATATTGGTCAAAGCATATGAAAGGTGGCCTAGGATACTTCAGGCTACCCGCATATCCTTCTATTTCTATTTTAGGATATGGATGATCAACTTTATTAATTTCATCCCAAACATAGGCATGTGCTTCTTCTAAGTTTGGATTATTTAATGGATCTAACTTTACTTGTCTTAATAAATCTTCTAAGTCTTTTAAGAATTTAAGTAAGTCTGAGAGGCTATTTTTTGCTTCTTGTTTAAGAGACTGTAAGGGAACTGAATATGGCTGATCATTACCATATGATACTCCGGCTTGGAAAAGAACTGAGCTTACTCCACTTCTAGTGAAAGAAGATTCAGTTGAACTACGAGAAGATGATTCAGTTGTTGAATAATCTAATGTTACTTTTTGCTCTGTTGAAAGTTGATTGTCTATATTGTTAACTAATGACATATTTTTACCTAAAACATTTTTCTAGAAACACGTTTTGCAGGTCTCCCTTTTCTGATACCTGGCATCAAGTCAGAGTTTCTCTTAGTGGTTACCATGATACCAGATGCAGGTGCTTCTTTATCTCCATCATCAGATACACTGTTTGCCTTTGGCATGAAGAACGTATTGGAAAAACTCTCTGTATTTCTTGCTACCTTTAATTTACTAAAGTCTCCATAATTTTGAGTAATAGCAAGAAGTGCTAGCATTAAAGCATCATGCGCGTGATCCATGGCTGATCCACCAGCTTCAAATATAGGTCTTCCCATTTGGGTGGTTCTAACAACAACATATGAAATTAGCTGCATGTAAAGTTCTTCGTCTGAAGCTGGAAATAAAATAGCTTCTCTTTCAAGGTATTGAGTTAAATTATCTACCATGTATGGTTTAATTTCTTTTTTAATTGGAAGCTTAGTATATGGATCTCTTATCTCTATACTTTCACCAAAACCTATTCCTTTAACTCTGTCTCTAAGATTTGATTTTGGGTTTTCCGTTCCATATTTTCTAAGTAGCTCAACTTGAACTTCTCCGTATCCGCGGTCAACATAAATATGCTTTGGATGAAAAGATTCATTCAATTCAACTATTCTATTAACTCCATTTGTTAAAGTATATTCAGACTTGGGAATTTCTTCTCTATACACAACTCTGACTTTATTTCTAAATCTTTCATCTTCATAGTTCTCATTACAGGTTTCCAGTACAACTATGTTTGTTCCAGCGCCGTATTTATCCCAGTCAACCCCAATTGTATAAAATGATCTAGCTGATTGTATTTCGGGAGTGTATTCCCAAGATGGATCTATGAAAGCTTTGTCTATAAACTTTCTAGGATAAACACCTTCTGCGTCTTCGCCCCAGTCTGCTTCAATTTCATGACGATAACCCATCTCTGAGTATTGCTCTCTAAATTCGTCTTCTTGTTCTTTTGAAAAATAAGGGTTGCAATATGATGGAAACCAAAACTCTTGAAATCTAGCGCTTCTGCACCATTCCCAGAATCTTTCTCTTCTACCAGTTGGCGTTGAAGCTCCAATGAGTATTTTGTCCGGTTGGTCTTCTGCGGTCTTCTGTAGCATCGCGTAGAGCGCGTCAAGGTCATCTGCGTGCATGTAGTCCATTTCGTCCAACACAATTATGTGTGCTTCTTGACCACGGGCTACGTCTGACTTTCCACCTGAGCGCATACCAGATGTAAAGAATCTAATTGTAGATCCATTGGAAAACTGAATCATAAACTGAGGACTGGTTACTTTTCTTGTAATTGAATTCATTACTATTTCATTCTTAGA